AAGCCAACATCGTATATCTGCACCCACTTCACCTCCCTTTAACCATGTTAACGACAAGCAAAATCAGGGAAACAATCATACCACCCATAAGACCAATCAGCCATGAGTATATACCCTCTACCTTTTGCTCAAGCCTGAGTAAACTCCCATTTTGTTTCGACTGCCACTCCTCCAATTTTTTTAATCTTTCATCATGTTTACCTAATAGTACCTCCATGTCATTCACCTTCTCCTCTAAATTCATAGTACATACCCCTTTCTGCCAAAAAGAATACAATAAGAAAAGAGTAGGTGACAACCCTACTCTTTTTGACAATAATATTTATTCGTTCTCTGCTTCTTCATTAGGTACTGTCTTTTGTTCTATCCTCTACTTGCTCATCATCTAACATACCAAATTTGTCTAACAGCTTAAACAATAGTTTCTCTTTTTCTTTTTGTGATAATTTCTGGAATTTATCCCATTTGTCCTGCTCTTTCTTTTTTTTGTCTTGCAAAGTAAACTTCTCTATTTTCATGATGTCACCTCTTCATCTACAAATTTTGGTAGCAACACAGTTATTTCGATGTCGTCTAATGATGTTGACCCTGCTGGTACTACAAAACTTATAAAATTATCTAAAAATAGCGGATGTTGCGGGGCATCATCTACCCCTATCTCTTGTATGATGCAGTAGTATTCGCCATTTTTTAGAAATTTTATTGCATAGTAAGTATCTACTGCTGGCGTTTCGATTTCTAATATATCTTCTGGAAATTCTATTCTTGTTCCATCGTGCGTTTGATAGTACCCTTTATTTAATTTTATCGTCATGCCTTCAATAACTGGAACTATAGTATGATGTGTTTTGTTGTGTGTAGTTTCATAATATATTTCCTTTATCATCCTATCACCTCACTAATAGTATATTGCAATCCAGTTTATTACTCTTGACAACCCTGAAGTTGGGCCACCAATGATAGCATCAAATGAAGTAGTTGATGTATTTCTTGTTTTTACTATACCCCAATCACCTGAGTGAGTATCATGATAGGAAGCAACGACGGTTGGAATGCCAGGAAATGTAATACCAAAACTTATGGTCGTATTAGTTGTGTCGTTTATTGTTGCTGAACCTCTTCTTACGTAATTTGTGTTGAAGGCTTTGAATCCTTGTAATCCTGCCACGCCGTACATTGCACGCCATAAATTTTCTTCTGGGTCGTATATAGCTGGGAATGCACCTTCAACCAATTGTATTCCGTCCCAGTACACGTAATTAGCGTCAGCAGAGTATACAACAATGCTTGCAAATTCCACATTAGTTGAAGCATCGGGTGTAGTAAAACTAAATCCAACACGCTTCCAATCAAACATAGATGTATTGGGCGTAAATGTTTGGGATACAGCACTAATATAAGTAAGATTACCATCACGAAAATCCACGTATAATTTTGGAGTACCAGCGGTTGGATTCCTATAACCACGAGCTGTATAACCAGATAAATAGTAAGTTGTACTTGGCTTCACTGGAACATTCACAGACAACCAATTTGAACTATTAACTACAACACATTGTAAACCAAAAGCTGCTTCTGGAGCAATGTCTGTATTTCGTGCTGATAAGATGCGTGGCGAACCAGAAGCTGACCAGTCGAATATATTCCTTGACAGTTTTCCAATAGCAAAATCGTAATATGTTGCATCTGCTGACCCCGACGTTGGTATAGCCTCGAAACTGTGGTCTGGAATTAGATTATTCTTTGACTCTAATGATACGTTAACTCCTTTATCAAGAATAAAAAACCCGTTAACGTCACCTCTTGCTTTTATAACTCCAGAAGCGTCTTTTATGTTCATGACGCCGTTTGCGTTATTTGGGCCTCCAAGTGTTAGAGTGCCACCATAAATTTTATCTGCTGTGATTGAACCTGTTATAATTTGTCCACCATCAATTACTGTGGCATTAGTAAATCCAGAATTAATACCTATCGGAGTGCCATCCACTATCAAAGTGTTTACTTCAGCATATGGGGCATCAGCAGCCGTACTTGTGAAAACTTCTATACCACGTCCCTTACCAATACCTGGGATACCAATTAATACATACGGTAACCGATAATTTGATACAAGATAACTGTCTTTAACATTCCCCCCACCACATCGTTCAATTGCTGCTTCTAATGCAGAGTTAAACCTTATAGCATCAAAACTTGTTAAAATAACTATCTTATCATTTCCCAAAGCATTTAAAGCCTTTGCTAGATTATTGCGAGCGGTATCATCTCCATATACGTCATAATTCGTAGATGATACATGGGAATGGTCGCTTCTATTTAGGATTGTCAAAGTCAACCCGCGACCCCGTCCATTAACAATATCCACTCCATCTAATCTAACTATTCTATTTGCACTTCTATTTAACCCTGTGCCACGCACGTATAAAGAAGAAGTTTTGGTCATGCCTATTTGTAATTTATCTGCTGTGATACTTCTTGCCCCTATAATGTTGGAGTGCAATATTCCGGTTTTTATAAAGTCCGCATTTATAGCGCCGTCCATGGTTATAGCAATAGTGTACTGCCTGTCTGGATTATCTACACCTACAACATTATCGCTGTACCCAAGCCCGCCCATATTCCAGCGCCATACTTTTCTAGCCTGTGCTGGGTCTGGATTGTCCATGATGAGTATCTCGTTCGACCCCGTATTTTCGTTTTTGCGGATGAGCACATATCCCGTTATGGCATCCTGTATTAACTGCGTTGATTGATTTGCCGCTTGAGCTATTTCTCGGGCTGTTTCTGCAACAGTTTTTACTGCGGATACAGATTTTGTCTGCTGTGCCTGCACGCCACGTACCAATGCGCTCTTGCCAACAGCTTTTATGTTGTGCGGGCCACGGTAGCGCCAAGTGGAATGCGTAACAATCGAATCGCCTGCTGTGGTAATAGTCGAGAGAGACCCGTCAAAGTTCATCTTCAGCGTCGTCCACTCATCCACCGGCAACGGCTGCCCGCTCTGGTATGCCGCCGCTATCTCCGCATCCGTACGTGCTTTGTTGGAGATGCGGAGGTCGTCGATGAGGCCGTTGAGGTAACCTCTACTCTGCCATGAACCTATTTTTGCTAGGGTAGCAAAGCCCAAATTATTGCTCCGTGTATTACTTGCCTCTAAAACGCCATTAACGTACAGCTTTCTACCAGATGGTGACCAAGTAAATGCCACGTAATACCATATACCAGCTTGCAAAGTAGTGACACTTGTTAAGGCTGCTTCAGATGAACCATCACCATCCCAAACCCGTATCTTATTAACATTGCCTCCTTCGAATTCACGCATAATTAGTATACGTGGGCCGGGAGCGTTAACATCACCCGACGTGAAGAATGCATTGTAGTTATTAGGGTTTAGGTGGGAGAGCTTTACCCAGCACTCCACCGTCCCCTCCTGCGGGTTCAGCACCCCCGCCGTGGGTATGGTCAGGGATTCGGCTGCACGTGTGCCAATAATGAAAGAGGAGGCGTAAGATTTAGCTTCGAGTTGAGCAGTATCAATATACAAGGTTCCGATAGCTGTTCTACTAATCCTGACATGACAACTTGCTTTAACAGCATTTGATGGGGCCGTAAATGTGCACGAATAAGTCTTGAAGTCATTAGTTAATGCAGTAGGAATAGTATAACTATTATCTAATACTATCGTGTTATTGGCGTCAAACCAACGGATTGCCAACCAAACTTGATTAGCGCCAAAAGTACCAGCTAATGCCGCAGAAAATGTGTAGGTAGAATTTGCACTTATTGTATATTGAACTGTTTCTACTCCAGGATCGCCGGTTGCAGTTCCGTCTGTTACAACTTTTGCAGAATATTGCCCTATTTTTGCTTTTTCAGAGGTTACTGTATAAGTAGCCCCACCATAAGAAGTAAATCTATTCCACCCTGTAAAATCACCTTCAAAACTTGGGTTGTTAGTTATTAAATTAGTCGTCCCCTCCTCCACCATGACTGCCTTGCCGAACCGCCCTTGTTCAAAGCGGGGTGTGTTTGCGGGAACCTGCGTGCCGTCGGATTTATAGGCGACGGAGGAACGGGAGAAGGTGGCACGTATCTTGTCAAACACTTTTATGCCTGTTAGGTTGATGTAGTCACCAGCCTGTAATGCAGGGTCGCCTGCAAAATTGACGCTATAAGGAATGTATTCTGCGGTAGTAACTTGATTAAGGATATTGTTCAATACGGTATTTATCTCTGTCTCGCTTTTGCCAACTAGCAATGGATTTTCTTCCAGCACCATTGTCATGCCGTCTGTGCCTTGCGAATATTCTACGTCGCCGACTTTCATTGCAACCTTTGTAATTTTTACGTAGGAATCCGATACATCCGATGTAAACCGTTGCTGCTTATCAATTGTCTTAACGCTCGCACCGAGCTTGGCAGGCACTATTTCAAGCTGCCCCAGTCGGTTCATGCGTGCAAATGTGCCAGTAAGCTGGCATAGCCACATGATTAGGTCTCTGCATGTCTGCACTTTGCTATCGGCAGGAAACGTAAATGTCATGTTGCCATTTGCAAAAGTGCTAAATGTAGCCGAATCCGTTGCCAAAGTTATGCCAACCTTTGTGCAGCAGGAGCTTATCATCTCATACGGTGTACCCGTTGTGAGCACCCCAGATAAATCCGTGTCAAACAGTATCATGCCATCAAGTGCCTTCAAAGCCACCGCATTTGTTTTGCGCTCAATCTCGGTTACATAGAAATACCCAAGGGGAACATATTCCCATACGTCATCGCTTGTCTCTATGCCGAAATTGAGCACAATCCTAGCCCCGTCCAGCGCATAAGGATTTTCAGGGGGAGAGTTTAAGGATAGCCCTAGCTCGGATGCATAAACATTGCCTATTTCAATATCCTCGCCAGATACACATTGCTCGCTAACATAAAGGCTTCCCTGTACGATGTCTTCATCGGAAATATTTATCACGGTACCGTTTTTTAGTGTGATTGTGCCAGCTATCTTCACATTTCTCTCGTTCTGCGCTATTGCGTTTTTGTATGCTTCGCTGACAGGATACATCTCTCTCCCTCCCTAGTACTCAATCAGTGAAGTAGAAAGCTCCCACAGACTATCGTCTGGGGAGCCTTCCTTGTAGTATATCAAATCGGCATTGCGGTCACCGCAGTACATATATCTCGTTGGAGTGGTCGATGTGGTTGGGTCGAAAAACGTTACGCTGAATTTAGCCGGTTTTAGTGCATCCGTGATG